AATGCACTTTTTTTAGAAACGGCAGAGATCAACAATGCAGGCGGTTAAGCTCAACATCGGTGCAGGTAAGACTGAGATTCCCGGATTCACTCCGATCGATCGGATGTTTGGGGACGAGGCATACCCGTTGAAGTACGCAACAAACTCAGTCAGTGAGATACGAGCTAGTCACGTTTTGGAGCACTTCAGTTTCGCTGATGCTGTGACCGCTTTGGAGGATTGGGTGCGAGTATTGGAACCAGGCGGGCGTCTGCGGATCGCAGTGCCGGACGTTGATAAGTGCGTGTCTGCCGATCCTGCACGTCGGATGTTTTATCTGATGGGCGGACAGACCGACGAAAACGACTTCCACAAATCCGCGTATGATAAGAACCGGCTACGGCAGACGCTGGAGCAAGTCGGGCTGGAACACGTCGAGGAATGGGAATCCGACGGGCTGGATACGTCGAGCCATCCGGTTAGCCTGAATCTGCAGGGCGTGAAGCCAACAACCACAATCACTCCTGCGACAACACGAGAAACCGCGAAACTCTCAGACGTGAAGATCGCAGCGTACATGACGCTGCCACGTTACGAGGCGGTGGCGTCACGGTCAATTGCAGAGACCGCACTGCGAAAGCTCGGCATCGGACTCGCCACGTCGCAGGGTGTATTCTGGGGGCAGTGCATGCAGCGGATGTTCAATGATGCGATTGATCAGGGTGTTGACTGGATTCTATCACTAGACTCGGATTCATTGTTCAACGAGCAGCACGTCAGCGATCTGTTCGACGTGTTCGGGCAGCATCCGGAAGCGGACGCAATGGCCGCTCTGCAATGCAGACGCGGTAAGAAGTTCCCGTTGATGACCATTGGCGGCAGCCAGGAGATGCAACTCGAATCACTCGAGCCGATTCTGGTGACTACTGCACATTTCGGATTGACGCTGATCCGTGTTGACGCACTGAAGGACGTTCCGAAACCGTGGTTTTATTCTCAGCCAGACGAGGACGGCGAATACGGAGAGAATCGACTCGATGACGACATTTGGTTCTGGCATCAGTGGCGATTGGCTGGAAAGAAAATATACGTGGCCCCGTCTGTGTCGATTGGGCATCTTGAGGAAACCGTTGCCGTGTTCGACGAGAACCTGCAACCGCATCATGAGTACATATCAGAATGGCGAGACAAGCATCTGAAGCAAAGAAGATCCGATTCCTGAGACCGTGGCAGGGCCGCAAACGCGGTGACCTGAACAGCAATCTGACACCGGGCGTGATGCAGACGTTGGTCGATCATGGCACCGCAGAATGGGTGAAGCAAAGTGGCAACCGTCGAAATAAAAAACCTCAACGCAACGTACGTGGTAACCGTCGAGCCGACGAGCGAACCACTAACTCTGAATGAGTTAAAGGATCGGCTGCGGGTGACAACGTGCGACTTTGACACCGAGTTGACGCAGTTACTGACGGCAGCACGGAAACAGGTCGAGCACGACACACATACGAAGCTGATCACTCAGACGGTGGCGCTGCACCTCGACGAGTTTCCAAGCGGTGACACTATTGAAATTCGGCAACTGCCGGTCACCTCGGTCACGTCGATCACGTATATCGATGAGGACGTGGCATCTCAGACGTTCAGTTCTGCGTTGTATCGGACGGAGCTTAACGGCAAGCCTGCACGAATTGTGCTGCTCGACGATGAGTCATGGGAAGACACGGAGCCGGAATACCCCGCAGCAGTCACGGTCACATTTGTGGCAGGTTATGCGACAGCGGCAGCGGTGCCGGCTGAGGCGAAGCTGGCAATCACGGAATGGTGCCGCATGCACTGGGGTGACTGTGACGGCGACGGAGCGAAATACAAGAATCTGATTAACTCAATCGCGTGGTCTGGATACTGGAAGTCTGTGTGATGACGTGCATTGCCAATTACGACAGGAAGGTGGTGATCAAAAGTCTAACAGGCACTGCGGATGCTCACGGATTCATCGACAACACCGACGCAAGCAACTGGACACAATACGACATCAGTTTTGCATCGGTGAAGTCGAAAGGTGGGCGGGAGTTCTGGAAAGTGGATCAAGTAAACGCGGACGTATCGCACGTATGGATGTGTCCATATTCAAAGACACTGGCGGCCGCAACGCCTGACATGCAACTGGTTAATGAGTCTGTGACCTACGAAATTCTCAGCGTGATTGATATCGACCTGGCACATAAGGAAGTGGAGATACAGACGAAGCGAGCGATCTAATGGCGATTAGGGGTGCGTCAAAGATAGGTAAGGCTCACGCACAGGGGCAGTCAGACGCACTGGTCCTGGACGGCGAAAAAGCCCTAATGCGGGCACTAAAATATCTGGAGGAAAAAGCATCGAAGAACATTGCATTCAAGGGAACACGCAAGCAGGTGCAGGCACTTGCTAAGCAGATGAAACAGGACATACCGTCACGGTTCAAAAACGCCAGAAAAGGTATCGGCTGGCGAGCAACTAAGGGGCGGGCAGCATCGAAGCGAAACAATAAACGGGCAGCGGTTGCCAAAGCGGGCGTAAAGGTTGGAATCAAAAAGGCGAGAATTAAATCACTCGGGGAACAGCACAAGGCATCACGTGGCGATGCACCGGGTGTTGGTATCGGTGCCGCAAACTTTCAGTGGTGGATCAGGCGAACAAGATCGCGGCGAACGAACGCGGGAAAATACACAGGTCAGATGGGTGGATACATGCCCGGCTTTGCTGGCAAGTCAGCGAAACGAGCGGCAGGAAAAATGCACATTGCGGGACTGCGGGAATACCGAAAGCAGTTGCTGATTGAGGCGAAGAAGGCGAATAAATGAAAAGCGGACTTGTATCACTATTGGCAAACGAATCCACGATTTCCGCAATCGTTGGTTCCCGCATCTACGTGAGCAAGGCACCGCAGACGGCATCACTTCCACACATCGTGATAACGCAGATCGGTTCAGAGGAAAACCAGACGCTGGACGTCACCACAGGTTTACGGTTCGTCGACTTTGATATTGATTGCAAGGACGACCGCAGCGTTGGAGCGGAGTCGCTCGGGAATGCAGTCCGGGTGTTCATCGATGACGCGAGCGGAACGGCAGGCAGTCAGACGATTAAGGCCGTGTTAATGAATGATGAAAGCACAGATTACGAGCCGCCCGTAGACGGCTCAGACAAAGGCGTTCACGTTGTATTACTTGACGTGACGATTCAATATGTCCCAGCTTAAAGGAGGCTGAATTATGGCATTGATGATTGGTAAAGGCACTGTACTCTCGATGAGTGCAACCACAACACTGACGGCAGTCGCGCAGGTTATTGACATTTCTCACAGTGGGGCGGAGTCCGAGACATACGATTCCACGACGCTCGATGGAGGCGTGGGAAAGACCTACAGCCAGACGGGTTATTCGGAAGGCGGTTCTGTAGATTTCTCGCTATTTCTGGACAGTGCTCTGGCAGGCCACCAGTTGATCGGTGACCAGATTACAACGCCAGCCGACACGTACTACGGTTTGAAGTTGGCGGACGGCACCACGAATACTTCGACGTTCACGGGTGCGGGACTCGGTCACGGATTCGACGTGGCTATGAATGACGGCGTCAAGGGTTCTGTGAGCGTCAAGCTAACCGGCCTGTACGAATACCAGACGTAGGAGACTGACTCATGAAGTGCAGATACCTGATCGACGTGCTAGAACCACGGCGAGAGTTTTGGGAACACGAAGGCGTTGTGCAACGGGAAGACGGCACGCACGTCTGGCCTGCTGGCACAGTGGAAGAACATCCAAACGCATGGAAGCGTTGCAGGATCGGCGACAGTGAACCGGCAGACGACGAATGCCGATTACGTGCCGCGATGACCACGAAGGACGCGGAGAAGGCACAGCGGCACAACGGAGCGTTGCAGGCGGGAATTGATCCGGCGGACTATCAACGATTCTTTGACGGTGAAATCCTCGGCTACGACGCAGAAGGAAACGATATACCCGGCCCGAATTACATTCAACCAGACGAGGACGACGACGACGATGACGATTGACCGAGCAACATTCCTGACGCCAATTCAAATCCCGCGCGAAGAAGTGCCGATGCCAGAATGGGGTGACGACGCAACCGTGTGGGTGTACGGAATGACGGCAAAGGAAAAAGCGGCACTCGATAGCGACATGCTCAAGAATGATTTCACGGGCATCTCAAAAACGAAGTATCAGGGACAAAAAACACGGACGGTCATTATCAGTGTCCGTGACGAAACTGGCGGGCGAATCTTCAACAAGGAAGATGCCGTGATGATTTCTGATTGGCCGGCACACATCGTGGAGCGAATTAACAAAGTAGCTGACAACCTGAACGGGACATCATCACCGGATAAGCTGGCAAAAAACTCGGACGAAACCGGGCAAGATTAACAGCGTTCCGGCTCGCTGAATTTGTAGAGGGCACCACGGACGTTGACGGGATGCTGGATCGCATGTCGCCGGAGATGTTCGCGGAATGGTGTGCGAAGGATGAAGTCGAACCGATTGGCTATCAGTCGCGGGTTCTTGGGCTGATCGCGTTTCAATTGGCGTCCTACATGGCAGGCGAAAAAGCTGACGAGGTTGACGCTGAGTTGTATATGCCGTGGATGAAATGGGAACCAGCGGAAGCACCGGCAGATAGTGCGACGGCGGGACAATTTGTACGGTCGATATTCGGGAACTGACTGATGGCAGGCCTGCCAGATCTTGTAACCAGACTGCGAGCGGACACGTCTAATTTCCAGAAGGGGATGTCCAGGGCACAGGGTACGCTGGTAAAGGTAGCCGCTGCTGCCGTCGCCGCTGGGGCTGCCGTCGCCGCAGTCGCCGCGAAAAAGTTCATCGAATTCGACGATGCCATGCGGGCCACAAAGGCGACGACGGGAGAGATGGGGCAGGCGTTTGAGGCGATGACAATTCGAGCAAAAGAGCTTGGGGCGTCGACTTCATTTACGGCCGTCGAAGTTGCTCAGTTAATGACCGTACTCGGGCGGGCGGGTTTCGATTCCAGTAGCATCGTCGATATGACGGATTCTGTTTTGAGTCTCGCAAAAGCAACCGGCACCGACGCCACACAGGCCGCTGGCATTATGGGTGCGACAATTCGTCAGTTCAATCTGGGAGCGGAAGACGCAACACACGTTGCCGACGTGCTGACGCATACCGCAAATAGCACGTTCAATACGGTCGAGCAACTCGGCGAAGCAATGAAGTTTGCCGGACCTGCCGCTCAGGATCTCGGAGTAAGTCTCGAAGATACAGCGGCAGCAGTCGGAATGCTCGGCAACATCGGAATACAGGGCACGATGGCGGGGACGGCAATCCGCCGGTTGGCAGTCAAGACAGGGGCCGAAGCGAAAAAGATGGAAGAGGCGTTTGGGTTCGCGTTTACAAACGCGGCAGGCGAAGCACGACCGCTGCTTGATAACCTTGAGGATCTCGGGAAATCATTGGAGCGGATGACCGGCCCGGAACGCATGGCAGCGTTGAGTGACGCCTTCGGACTCCTCGGCGTTACTGGGGCGAGTGCTCTTGGCAAATCCGCAAAGGGGGCGAAGAAATTAGCGGCTGAGCTTAAGACTCTGAGGGGCACGGCGAAAAAAGCTGCTGACTTAATGGATGCGGGACTTGGTGGAGCTACGGAACGGGCTATGTCTGCATTTGAGGGATTAAAGATTGAAATCGGGCAGCGATTGGAGCCATCGCTGAAGATGCTGGCAGAGGCCGCTGCGGCAGTCCTCGGTTTTTTGATTCAGTATTCAGACGTGCTGGTGCCAATCGCTACGGGCATCGTGGCGGTTTCGGCGGCCATTATCGCCTATGTTGCAGTCACAAAAATATGGGCGGCGGCTCAGATAAAGGTGCTGGCACTGATGGGACCGAAGGGATGGGCGATTCTCGTCGGTGCTGCTGTCGCTATCGGTGCAGCGACCTGGGCATTGTCGGATAATGGCGAGCAGGCGCAGGAAACTGCGAAAGCACAGAAGGAGCTTAAGTCAGCACAGGAGGCATCCACAGCATCGGCAGAGGGGTTCGCTGCATCACAGAATTCCGCCGGGTTGGCGATGCGGCAAAACAAAGCAGCCGCCGAAGCCCTGGCGTCTGCGATGCGGGGACTGGAGACACCGCAGGAAACACTCAATCGCGAAATCGAGGAATTCAAAAACATCCTGGCGGCCACAAAACAGGGCATCGTCTGGGATGACCATCCGCTCGTGAAGGCGATGCGGCAAAAGAAGTCAGGGTTTTCTGACACGATGCAAACCATACAGGACGATCTGCGGGTGCTACGAGGTGAAGCGACCGAGACTGCGATAGAACTGGAGAGAATGTTGGAAGGCATCGCTCCGCAGGATCAGCCGGAACTGGCGGCGGCGTTCGCGGAACGGGAGCGATTGCAACAACAGCAGGAAGCGGCAGAGTTTTGGAAGAACAAACAATCTGAAACCGACGCAGCGGCAGCGGCTGCTGCTGAGAAGGCAGCAAATGTAAAACCGGACAAGAGGGCTCAGCAGCAATTTGCGGTCGTGATGCAGCGGCGATCGGCTGAGGCGTTTGCGCTGGCAGTGCGAAGCACAAATGGCCGCAGGTCGCCGGAGGTTGAGGCGACCAACAAGGTTGAAAAAGCCACAAACCGGCAGAGTAAAATACTACAGGCTGGATTCGATGCCATCACAAAAAAGAAAGAACGGGAGCAGCCAGCAGTATGACCGTTACCTTTCTCGAAGAAATTGCTGACGCCAGGCAGGCGAGTAATCGCCTTGGCATCCGCACCTATACGACAGCCTACCGGCTGGAGACAGACAGCCAGGACGATACGGCATATGACGTTGGCAGCCACGGAAGCCTACCTGTCATTGGCAGTACATTTGCGGATGACGCACAGGCGTATTGCAACAATATTCAGATCACAAACTCAGCCCCTTGGAAGGGGTGGACGGCGACATACGAATACAGTACCGACCGGCAGATCAGCAGCACTGATCCGGAAGACGACGAGGTCAAGGTATCATGGACTTCAGAGGTGTACAACGAACCTGTATTCCAAGACGTGAGCGGCAATGCCATCGTGAACTCTGCCGGTGACTATTTCATCGACCCCGTGCCATCACGCGATGCCGTACATCTGATTGCGAAGATACGTGCCAACGTCCGCAGCGTGCCGAGTTGGGTTTTGGCGAAACAAAACAACGTAAATAATAATGTCATAACAATTGGCGGCCTCGACATCGCCGCAGGGCTTGCCCGGATGTCACGGCTGGAAATCAGCGAGCGGCAGCGGCGTAACGATATCGACTTTTACGGATTGTCCTTTGAGGTCCATATTCACTCGGATGGGTGGCGAGTACAGCCAATGGACGTTGGATTCCGTGAGCTGGAATATGGCGAACTCATCCAAATAAAGGACACGAACGGCGACGAGGTCACAACGCCTGTGATGCTGGATGGTGAAGGTGCGGCTCAGAATAATCCCACTCCATCGTCTGCTGTATTCGGTGATTTTGAAGTGTACGCGGAGTCAGACCTGACCACTCTGCCGGGGATCAGCTAATGACTGGCATTGTCCCCAGCGAGGAATTCAACGAGCAAATCAAGAGAACGGTGCGCGAGACGATCCGGCGTCAGCGTACCAACGTCGGCCCGGCTGGTCGTTGGCACAAGAAAGGCGGCAGCGGCGGTGGCGGGGTAATCGAATTCACAATCGACAGTCCGTCCTCAATGATCGGCCGAAATGCGACCGGCTGCGACTGGGTTGACGCCACCGTTGATATCGTTGGTTGCGGTACGTCAGGAGTTTCTGTTGGTGATGAGGTGCGTATCTGGGATCCTAAGTTCTGCCACTTTAACTATCCGATTGACCTGCTGGTGGGAATTGGCGGCACCGCTCACCAGTTCCAAAATCCGATTGACGATATTGACCTGGAAAACCTTGTCGACTGCGAGGAAGACGTACTGGCTGCCGGTCCATGTCGCTGGGTTGTGGTGCATACCTGTTGCGCGGAGGAGTACCCATTCTGATGGTGCTGAAATCTCCCCCAATCGAAACAGACGGAGCTGACAGGTGTAAGAAAAACCTGTTTTGCACGAAGCATCACAAAGGCAACCGCACGGGCTTCCCTGACTATTGCTGCTGCTGTAATCCCTGCCTGTACCGCACGACGGAAGATCACGCCGTGGGCAATATCCATTGCTGCCGATGCAATCCACGTCTGATTGTTTTCAAGTTCACGCCGACGAATGAAGACCCCTGCTGCCGTTCGGAAGTCAGTGTAGCGCTCGGTATTGTCGTGGATGACTCATTTGTGCAGTACAGCGCCACCATTGCTGGCCACGATGTGACGGTGACACTTTCGACAGGTGCGATTTCTAACGAAGAAGAAGATGGCGAGGAACAGGGCGAAGAGGAAGAGGACAAGCGATGCTTGTGGACGATTTCAATCCCGTCGCTTTCAGTGCTCACCGAAATAGAGATTGACCACACGACCGTAACGTGCCTTGGTGTACCAGCGATTGAAATCACTGACGTCGTTGCATTCGAGACGTGTATCGGTTCAATATCGCTGGCTAATTTCCCCGCTACAAAAGTGCCGTTCCAGTTGCGACACTTCCCGGAATCGTTTGCCGATGAGGAAGGGCTGACGCTGGAGCTCTATCCGCCGTGCGGTGAGTGTGAAGAGGTGCCGCGATACCTGTGCGTTTCCGGTGCCCGTCGCGAGGGTGAGGGGGGGTTCTTTGAATTTCTGTGGGACGTTGGATTTGAGCCACAGGAGTCTGAGTTCGGGTTCATTCACGGTCGCTGGTTCTACGATCCGCTGCCGGTTGGTGATGAGACCGGGCCGCGAACAGAATACATCTATCTCCTCAACGTCGACAACGAGTGCCAGTTGTGGTTCGATTTTGAGTCACCTGACGGACTGACTCAGGTTGACCGAGCGGCTGAGAAGTTCGCACCGATCACCATAGACTTCGAGCGTGGGTGTGCGTGCAATCTGAAACAAGTCGTCGCGGGCATCGACCCGCAGGAAAACATCGGACTTGTGATCCGTGCCGGGGCCTGCGGTTGCTACGAATACCTCTGTGAGAAGTGCCGCTGTGTCCCGTTGTATTTGTGCGGGTTCTTTTTTTTGAACGGGACAATATACAACAACATTCTGTTCTCGTGGGACTCTGATCTGAAGGCGTGGGTCTCGTCCGGCGGTGCGGATGTTGACGGCAACCCACTGACACAGACGCTGACAATCGCACTCGTTAAAGGCGATGACGGTACGTGCCAGTTTGAGTTCCAGTTTGGCTCATACGAGATTCCGAATCAGTCAGCGACCTGCGGGTTATTCATGTCGGCGGCATTCAGTGGCCGGATTGACGGGACCAGTGATTATCTATCTCTGGACGTCAGCACCGCACTGACTGGCGAGTGCGAAGACCTGTTAATATGTCAGGACGCGACGCCGTGCGCAGAGAACTGCGGAGCACACCCGGAAAATCTGACCGTGAATCTCCACGGGTTCAACGGTCCGGGTGACGAGCCGGGAATCACGGGCGATTGTGCGGTAGAGATTGACATGGTGTTTGTGCAGCGAATTAACCTGACCGCTGAGGGCACACTGGAAATAACTTGCGAATACACCGGCTTCGACCTGCAGGATTGCGGTGACGATGGTATCTGGCTGACTCAGTTGAGTCTCAAAGAAGGACAGTTGACCGTCACCAATACCAGACTCGATGCTCAGGCACAAAATGAAGAGACGTTTACCCTGGATTCTGAATCGTGCGACCCATACATTGCGAGTGGCCTCAGCGTGTTCGCCGTGCAGGATTGTATTTTCGGATGTCCAGGCGAACAGATTCAGCGAATGCAAATTGACATCATGGAGACTGCATGATGTTCACAGAATGCGATCGATTCACAGAAGGCTCGACCAACTGGAAAATCTGCCGCCACGAGTCCCGGTTGCCGACATACAAAGAGACCGCCTACCGCGTCAGATGGGGACTTGCTGTCGTCAAAGACGATGACAGAACACCGCCGGCGACGGTTGAACAGGGCAGTATCTCTGTCGTCTCTCATGGTGCGTCAATCGATGAGACTCAGTTCGGCCTGCGATACGGGGCGGGGAATGAGCTGATCAAAATCTATGAGGCGGCTGGAATGCCGCATTGTGATGACTGCGTCCAACTGGCGAAACAAATGAACGATTGGGGCGTGGCAGCCTGTCGCCAGAACATCAATGCCATCGTATCGGATATCCTGCCTCGTGCCCGTGATTGGGTCAGTGAGAATCAGCCGTGGGCGAAGTCGATTCCTCGATTGATTGGGGACGTCGGACTGCGAGCGTGGATCAAAGGCGACGTTGACAGAGCGATTAACACGGCAACGCGAATCATCGAAAGCCACGCCGACACGTCTCACAATGTCCGCACGTTCGCCGCAAACGCAGCGAAGGGAAAACAGGGGAGGCAATGCTGCGGACGCGGCAATCGGGCGTCACGTAGCGGCACGATTCCAGCCGCACCGAATCCGTTCACCGCACCGCCGAAGATTTCGCTGGTCTTTCATTGTTGGCCGAAACTCGGCGGATGGGAGCGGCACGTTGAGAAGATCAAAGCAATTGAACACAGGTTTGCTCGAAAGCTAATGGGCATTTCCGTTGGTGCTCCGGGTTGCGTATCGGCGGAAGTTGTTCGTGAGACGTTCGGCGACTCGTGGGAGTATTTCGAGTTTCCGAACGACCGCAATCTCGGTGAGGTGCCAACGCTGACGTGGGCACTGAGCGAGCTACCTGACGGGCCGAACGATGTGACCTTCTATTGCCACAGCAAGGGCACCAAAAATGCGACCATGAATTCTGACGCTGTCCGGTGGTGGACTGACGCCATGTATGAGACGGTCATTCACAACGTAGACGCAGTAGTCCAGCAGTTAAACAACGGGGCAGTATTCGCGGGGTCAATGCAGTATAAAGGGCGGAAATTTCCTAGTCACAATAGTTGGCATTTCAGCGGCACTTATTGGGCGTTTAGGAATTCGGCAGTCGTTCGCAAGTGCTCTGATCCGTTGCGGAAATACTACGGCACAGAAGCGTTTCCGTCCGACTGCGTTCCGGCGTCGCGGGTCGCGTGCATGTTTGGCAAGGTTAAATATCCGTCTCTGTATAAGGAAGCACAGCAACCCCACAAAGAACTTGAGCAATGGAGGGTTGATCAATTGGGACCATTACCACAATTTGAAGCGAAGGCCGCAGAATTAACGTCACCGACAGTGCTGCTGACAGGTGCGAAGCCGTGGCTCAATAGCGTGAATCCTGACAGGACACATCACGTTCCGCACGGCGTCTGGACGTCCACGGATATTGAGGATGGCGATGGCGTTGAAATCGTCGCCGATCTGGAACACCTCGACACCACGACTGACCGCAGATTCGATTGTATTTTCTCACCGGCTACGCTGGAGCATGTCAAGCGACCGTGGGAAGCAATCAAGGCGATGGCCCGCACACTCAATCCAGGCGGGCTGCTGTTCATTCACTCACATCAGACGTTTCCGCTGCACGGGTATCCTGCTGATCACTTCCGTTTTTCTGGTGCGGCGATGCGAACAATGTGCGAAGATGCAGGGCTAATAGTGGCGGCTGTTGGGTACGACTGCCCTTGCAAGATTGTTCCGGATCCTCCCGTCGCGGTCTGGAATACAGAGGCCCCGGCGTATCTGAACAGTGATGTGTTTGCGATGAAGCCAGCGAAGGAGAATGAATAATGGCGTCCTTTACAATCACCGCCACGAATGTGCGGTATACGGCGACGAGGACACGATTACATAGTTACGGCCGACGTTTCGCCCGTGGCGGAAGACGCGGGCAATTTTACAGCAACAGGGATGTGCAACGATGACGAGCAACGACATGCAAAAAATCAAATGGGCCGGCTGGGTTATAGTGGGTGCGGTGGGCCTGGTGTTCAGCGGCTGGATGGCCGCTGAGGTTGTCGGCAACGGAACGAGAATCGCCGTTGTTGAGGATCGCCAGATGACTCAATTTGAGCACTTGCGTGACGACATTGCAGAGATCAAGGCACTCGTAAAGGAGGCCCAGTAAAAAAACAAGAACCGGACTTGACACACAACTGCAGGTCTGCAAGTATGTCTCGCATCACATGCAGGTGATAACGAATCAAAAAGCATATGCTTTCCCCACGCCATCGGCTGCATCCGATTTCGTGGGGTTTTTTGTGCGGAGATGAGATGACTCAGGGCACCTTATTTGATGATCCGCGACCTCCGAAGATTGCCCGTGTGACCGACCCGGAAACAAGTCACGCGGCCGCAGAATCGATCCTGCGAGACCTGCCCGAGGTGCAGGCCAACATCATGCGATTGCTGGCCGATATGCAGGAGCCATGCACCGCCGTTGAGATAGGGCGCTGGGCTGAGGACTGTATTGCAGGAGCCAACCGCGATACGTACCGCAAGCGACCTCACGAGATGACAACCGGCTCTAACCCTCTGCTGATCGAGTGCGATAAGCGGCCGTGTGCATTTTCCGGACTCATGGCCACAACATTCCGGAGGGCGGTGCAATGACAGCCACAACACACGCGGTGACCGTCCGCTGGTTGATTCGACGGGACATGGACGAGGTGATGGACATCGAGCGGTCCAGCTTCGGTGTGCCGTGGACTGAGGGCGAATTTCTGGAGTTTCTCCGACAGCAGACCAATATCGGAATGGTCGCTGAGTCGCCAGCGGGCATTCGCGGATACGTCTTGTATGAGCTTCACACCCGGCGACTACACATCGCGAATCTCGCCGTAGCTGCAGACTCGCGACGCTGCGGCATCGCGACGCAGATGGTGCAGCGGCTGCAGGATAAGTTGAGCGGAAACCGCCGCTCGAAGCTCACGCTCGACGTGAGCGAATCTAACACGGCTGGGCAGTTGTTTTTTCAGCGCCGTGGATTCTGGTGCTCGTGTATTCGCCCTGGATTTTTCGACGGCCACGATGCGTACCACATGTATTACCAGTTGCCGTCAGAGTTGTCTCCTCAACGTAAATTGGAGTGGGATTGATGAATACCGGACTCGTTTATTTCGCCGTGATTATCGTGACGCTTATCGTCACGGTGCTCGTCGGCATGACACCAACTGAATGAAGGAACTCAAATGTTAAGTGTTTCACCTACGTTTTTCAGAAAGGAACAACAATGACTGAAGTACCCGTACTTGTGACTACTTTACACCGCGGTGTGTTCTTCGGGTTTGCTCCCTCAAAAGAGGCCACTAAGTCAAAGGCCAGTATTCGCCTATTCCGCGTACGTAATTGCATTCGCTGGTCTGGTGTGATTGGCGGTTTTCTTGGGCTGGCAAAGAGCGGCCCAAACTCTGATTGCAAGATTGGTTCCGAGGCTCCAGAGGTGCTATTGCACGATATCACATCAGTCACATATTGCACTGATGAAGCGGTGGCATCATGGACAGCATAGTCTATTACACCCGCGACGATCTCGTGCGATCAGGAGCGTGTCGTGACGGCGTGGATGGGTTCGCGGATCTGTACCTACCAGGCCGGACTGCGGTGACTGAGGCAGAGCTAGCTGCTGTCAATCGCTACGACGTTGATGGATTTATCGAGAAGGTGCTCGGGGTATGTGGCTCTGGCTATGGCGATGGCTATGGCGATGGCTATGGTTATGGCGATGGCTATGGCTCTGGCTCTGGCTATGGCTCTGGCTCTGGCTCTGGATATGGCTCTGGCTCTGGCTCTGGCTATGGCTCTGGCTCTGGCTCTGGCTCTGGCGATGGCTATGGCTATGGCTATGGCTCTGGCTATGGCTCTGGCTATGGCTCTGGCTATGGCTCTGGCTATGGCTCTGGCTATGGCGATGGCGATGGCTATGGCGATGGCTATGGCGATGGCTGTTTCGTAAAGGAAATCAAATGTTAATACTCACGAGAAAGCAGAGTGAATCGCTCGTAGTGTCAATCGACGGCATCAAGCTCGCGGAAATAAAATACGTCAAAATCCGCTCAAGCGGGAAGGCTGATTTCGGGATTACT